CGAATGGAGATGGCGATGTGCTCAATGTAATCGGCAGCCTTTACAACTCAGCGGTCGAGGTAGCCGTGGAGTCCATCAAACTGGCAGCGCAGGCACAGAGAATCATGGACGACCTCTACTATGGAGAGAGCGGAAAGCCGACACCAGTGGAAGAATATCTGGATGAGCAGGAAGCCGGAGAGCAGACGGACGATGGCTTCGAGGAAGCCGACAACAACAAAGAAAACGCAGAGGAAATGGAGGATTAAACTATGGCAAAGAATGAGGTAGCAACCACAGAAAAGAATTTTAATCTGGTCACATTGACCGGAGAACTGAAGGAAGCAGTCGCAGAGGAAATGGACGGACTGGGCAACCTTCCGTTTGACAGAGCAAAGATTCCAAGCGGTGGCGGTCTTGCATTTGAACTGCCGGGAGAAACTGAGGACGAACCTGTCATGAGCACGGATATCACAGGAGTCATCCTGTACCACCACCCAATGAATTCCTACTGGGCAGAGCAGTACAATGGCGGAAATGCACAGCCGGACTGCTCAAGCATTGACGGAAAGCAGGGAATCGTGAGAGAAACCGGAGAGATCTGCGACTGCAGCAGATGCCCGCATAACCAGTTCGGAAGTTCCGGAGCAGGAAAAGCCTGCAAGAACATTCACAGATGTTACATCCTGCAGGAAGGAAACCCTGTGCCGATCATCCTTGCACTTCCTCCGACATCCCTCAAGTATTTGAGAGATTACATCGGAAAGAGAATTCTGCTCAAAGGACTCCGCTGCTATGATGCGGTAACCAAGATCACTCTGAAAAAGGAAAAGTCCGCAGAGGGAATTACATACTCCAGAGCAGCGTTCTCCTTTGTCGGAAAGCTGACGGATGCGCAGAGAGCAGAA